TATAGCTATTAACTGTTCATCGGTCATACTTTCAAGTTCATCACCTAAATTCACATTGGTATCAACTTCTTTACGGTCGCGCCATTTTTCCGGCTGTCGGTTCTTCAACCAAAATATTGCAGCCGTTGTGTCCGGTGGATAATGTTCTATATACTCCTTTTGGTCAGTTATACGCCCATCAGATGTAGCGAATTTAGTTGCTTTGCATGAGTAACCAATAGCACGATTATACAAGCGAGAAGCTACATTGGCATCAGCCAAATTCTTTCCTTTTTTTAAGGACTCAAGAAATTCAGGATATTTCTTTTTCCAACTATTGATTGTCTGTTCTGAAACAGAGAAGAATTCAGCAATTTCTTTATCTGTCGCACCAAGCAGACAGAGTTTAAGAACTTGGTCGGAATACTCTTCTTTGTAATCCGATTTACGTCCTCTTTTCTTTTTTTCTGCTGAATTCTTCTTTTCTGTCATAACCAATAACTAACCAAAACTGACAAATTGAAACAACTCATCCTTTAATTCGGGTAAGCCTCCATTATCAAAATAGAAAGAAGAACGCATTTTTCCCTGTTTTTTTACCCCACGCATGGTTTTACACAAGTGTTCTCCCTCCAATACTACACCTATAGCTAAAGGTGGATATTCATCACCAAGTGCATTTCTTATCATATCAACAATATCTTGCGCCAATCTTTCTTGTATCTGTAAGCGGGCAGCGCAGTAATCTACCACACGGGCCACTTTGGAAATGCCAAGAATCTTTCCTTTAGGATTAGGGATATATGCAAACCAATACTTACCAAAGAAAGGCATCATGTGATGCTCGCACATAGAATAATATGTACCGGAATCAGACACAACACTACCACAAGATAAACCATCCTTGCCATTCGGGAATACAGTAATCTTTGGCTTTTGTTCAGGGTCATATCCACGAAATATCTCTTGCCACATCCTTAAAATACGATCCGGAGTGCCAACAAGTCCTTCTCGATTAGGATTCTCACCAATGTACGAAAGGATATTTCTTATCGCACATTCAATATCTTTTGGGTCTGCAAGCTTAGTTTCCATTTGGGATGCTTTTTAATATAATCAATAACTTCTTCTGTATTTTGACAAGAGCATGGCTGTAAATAATACACGGCTGCTGTCATTTCTTCATAGGTTGACAAATCCTGCCCAGTATAGACCACTTTTATTTCATGAGGATTAACAACAATAGCATTACTACCTTCTTTCGGTGAGCAAGTTACCCAATCTATATTATTCGGTAAGGAGCGCGTCCCGTTAGTTTCTATACAGACATATTTACCTATCCGATGCAGACGGTCTACAAACTCCCTATCAATCCAAAGCGAAGGTTCTCCGCCCGTCAGTATGACCATCACTGCCGGATATTTCCCTACTTCCGACAAGATTTCCTCATCGGACATCAAAATTCCGTCTTCATGCTGCGTATCACAGAAAGGACATTTCAAATTACATCCGGAGAAACGGACAAAAACAGCCGGGGTTCCGGTATGATAACCTTCCCCCTGTATGCTGTAGAATATTTCATTTACCTTTTTCATACCATGCTATATTGTTTTCCGACTCCTGCACCATTACTTTAAAACAAGCCGGAACTTGTTCACAAATCCATCTTGCCATATTCTCCGCTGTCGTATTAAATAAAAGCACTTCATTTAAGTTACGGTGGTCCAACTGTTCCTGAATCTTTTGTTTTATGTGAGTAAAATCTACAACCATACCATCATCATTCAACTGTTTTGCCCGACACCAAACCACGATTATCCAATTATGCCCATGTAAATTCTCACATTTGCTCTCATAAGACAACTTCAAACTATGTGAAGCTGATATTTCAATACGTTTTCTAACTGTGTACATAATAACTATTTATAAAATGACAATACCTGCATTATTTCATCTTCTTCTTGTTTCCGACCATAAGTTCCGGATTCTATCAAAGGAAGAATTTCTTTTCTGATGTAAGATACATTCCTATCTATAATATCTTCAGTAAAAGGATAGCCATTCAGGGCAAAGGCTATAAACTTGCGGAAACACGGTTTACAACTCCAACATTCTTTCCCATGCTCCGGAGTATAACAACTGAACGATGAAGAAAAGGCCTCATCCATATCGCCACCTTGCGCAATAAAAGCCCTAACGAGTTCAGTCTTTGTGTATCGCTTGAAATCCAGATTTATTTTGATTTTCCTTTCTTCCGTCCAATGCTGTTTCTGATAAAGATAGTTCAATAACTGCTCATAAATATCAGCAAATACCGGAGATTTGTCAAGCACCCGGTCCCCAGCCGTAGCACCTAAACAAATTTCATTCCCATAATTAGTGGCAATCCCGATAAGGTACATATTCCGCAACGGAATTATCTTATCTTCCCGTTCCCACTTGGAAAGGTCTAGTTTCTCCACTACAACATCAGCAGGAAGGCGCTTTATTTCCTCTTGTGAATACTTTGTGCCCATATCCACGTATAATTTCACATCAGGCTTCCAAATCTTGTCTATAAGCCAGCTATCCATGCCCCCTGAATATAGGAGGACTTTCTTTTCATAAGAACTCTTCTGCATACTTTTGAAATTTTATCCATTCATTAAAATTATGTCTATTCACCAAATCATGATGCCTGGCTCTCATCCCTTTTGGCGGATCGTAGCATTGCATCTGACCGTTATCAAACTTATATATCTGTCCATATCGGGCACCGGATAGCCATGTCGTACTATCAACACTATCAAACTTAAGGTATGGAAGATACTTGGAACTTGTAAAGCCAAGCCCATGAATACGGATACCGGCACTATGGGCCTGGTCTATAAACCATTTCAAAACCATAGGATTCCGTCTGATTCTTCTACCTTCTTCCATTGCGGAAGTCGTACCGATAGCCACATAAGGATATTCTTCACACATACGTAGAAAATAATCCCTTTTTCTTGAAGCATGCCACACGGGAATAGGTTTCCGCCCTGTCTTGTCTTCCAAGTAACGACGGTAATATTCAACCTTACGCAACCCGACAACAACATCAATATCAAGCTCAAAAAACTTTTGGATATTATTTTTGAGAATGAAATCAGCATACTTCCTTACATAACTATCCCAGTCAAATCCATCATTCTTTCCAGAAAAGGCAGAAAAAGCGCCACTATCAAGAATATGCTTTTCTTGGAGCACATAGTTGCCATATCTGCCGGATTTGTGTTCCCAAAAGGAACTAAGAAGATATATATCCGATGTATCCATGCACCATCTTCTGGCACATGGCTTATACCCAGCAAGATAAAGAATCATACCTCTATCTCTTTGTTACAATATGGACAAACCAATACTTTCTTTTTATGCTCTACCTTATCAGCACCTTCAAAGAAGCCCTCAATATCGGTAGGAATTTCATCAAATGGCAGGTCCATATTCCAATCATTGAGTTCTTCCAAGCAGAAATCTTCTACAATAGCGGCAAAATTAAATTGGGAGGAATCGGAAGCACGATTGTCAGCCAATGCCAACAGCTTCCTCTTTTCGTCTTTTGTTGATAGGTCGGTTCTCTTAATAGCGATTAATTCCGTACCGTCAGACTCGATAACACGCACTTTTAACCCAAGTTCCTGGGCTTGTTCATAGACACCATTCCCGGCAATGACAATATCGTTTTTATCCACAAGAATAGAACGTCCGGCCCCACACTCCGTAAGGCTCTTACGAATAAGACGTTTGTTTTCTTCTCCATGAATACGATAATTGCGGGGGTCTAACTTAATCTCACTTACTTTAGACATAGCAATTTCGTTTTTCGATTAAAATATAGACTCCCCTGCAATTTTCTTTCGAATCAGTTCCTGTACTTTGTTATAGATTTCATAAAGCTGCTTTAAAGATTCCTTTCCCGGCCAGTCCGAAAAATTTGCATCTTCAAAAAAACGATATTCAAAGACCCTTCGCGCCAAAGGACTCAAGTCCAAATCCTGCAATATATCGCGTACCTGATGGAAACGACTAAGAAGAAGTTCGTTCTTATCAACCGATTCTTCTTTCACATCCTCAATTTCCAACCGCGAATAGTCCACGTTCTGATCCACCGGCATTGGACGATATTTGCTCCGATAAGGTGAAGTGTCTGAAGTTACATTCAGTTTTATCATCTTCAACACAAAGAAATCCAATTCCGTACAGCCGTTTTTCTTTGCGGAAAGAAGTTGCTGCAGTTTAGCATCATCCTTTTGCAGCAAAGAACAAAGCACCTCATTCAACACATCGTTAGCCTCATCCGGAATACCGGCCAAGCCACAATGATAGACCGCATAGTCCAACCAGCGTTCATATCTCCGTCCTATATATTTTTCTACTAATGCACTTGCCATAAGCTATAAAGTTGTTATCTTTGTGTGTTCTAAGAAAGCTTTATAGCTTACTGGCGGTCGGTAGTGGTGTATCGGCCGCTTTTTTTATGCCTTATCTTTCTTCAATTCCGCAAGAAAAGCGTCCGCTGTTTGTACGCATATCCTGATATGTTCTTTTATGATAACTTCCCTCTTAATGTCATCAATACCCGTCCATTTCAGGAACAGCTCCTTTATGAGTTCATATCTGCGTTGTTCCCAGTCTATAACCTTTTCAAATTCGAGTGCTGTAGCCGGTAGCGTCCGACCGTCATTCGTACGGTATGCTCCACATGAAATATTCATCGTACCTA